CTCACGACGAGATCAGCGCCGAGCAGGAGGCCCGCGCCACCGAGCTGATGGACGAGCTCAAGGAGCTCAACCAGAAGCGGTCCGCGGCCGAGCTGCGCGAGAAGTTCGCGAGCCACACCGTGCTGGCGAAGGTCGGCAAGGAGAAGCGCGAGCAGGCCGAAGAATGGCGGTCCTCGACCGAGTACCGCGAGCAGTTCCTCGGCTACCTGAAGGGCGGCCGTGCGCCGGAACAGCGCGAAATCATCTCGACCGCTTCGAGCAGCATCCTGATTCCAAAGCTCTACGAGGATTCCGTACTTCGGTACTTGGATGCGAACACCGTGGTCCGCAACCTCGCGGACATCCGCACCGGTGTCCAGGGCTACCCGACGCTGCGCTACAACAACCTCGAAACGGCCGGTTACACCTCGGCGTGGACGCAGCCTGACACGGCCACCACGGCGCGGACCTCGATCGACCCCGGTTTCACCGAGGTGCCGATCGCGCCCGTTCCGTGCATCCCGTTCACCCAGGTGAGCCAGCAGCTGATCCGGCAGGCCAATTTCGACATCGAGGCCGAGGTCATGGACACGCTCCAGCGCCAGCTCTCGAAGAACCTCGAATGGGGCTACACCGGCGGCACCGGGACGAACTCGCCGACGGGCATCTTCACCGTGAACGCGAACGTGAATATCGTGTCCGACACGTCGACCGGAACGACCCGAGCCCTTGCGGTTGCGAAGGCTACGGTCGCAAACCTGACGAAGATGCGCTACGAGAAGCTCCCGGCTGCGTACTGGGGCTCGGCGGCGTGGATTCTCCCGCAGGACGTCTACGCGACCATCGCGGGCATCGTGGTCAACGGTGTGCCGATCTTCGTTCCGTCGGCTGACGCGGCGCTCGTCGGCGCGGCTCCGTTCACGCTCATGGGCCTCCCGGTCTACGTCACCGAGTACCTCCCGGCGCACGTCGCGACGGCAACCACCGGCAAGAACGTGATCGCGGTCCTCGGCAACATCCGCGACGGATTCTCCGTGCGCGAGTGGGGCGGCATCGGCATGATCCGCGACGAGATCACCGCGGCCAGTTCGGCGCGCGTCATCTTCCAGGGCATGGCGTTCGCGAACTCGGCCTTCACCCGCGTGAAGTCGCTCGTGCAGCTCCAGATCACCAACGCCTGACGGTTCTTCTCCTCCCATCGGCAGGGGCGTCGGGCTGCACCCCCGACGCCCCTGCTTGAAGGAGCACGATGCCCCTGGACCTTGCCAAGTTCCGCGCCTGGGCTCGCATCCCTCACACCGAGGACGATCCCGCCATCGGCATCGCCTGGGAGGCGGCCGTGCGCGAGCTCGAGGAGCGCACCGGCTGGGTCGTGGACCCGACCACCCGCACGCAGTACGTCGGCGTAGAGCCAACGAACACGGAGAAGCTTGTACTTCTCTCCCGGCAGCCGGCGACGGCTGCGACGTGCGTCGATGACAATTCGGCCACGATCAACCTGACGCTGGTCACCATCAACGGGCTCCAGTATGCGAGCCTAGACGAGGACGATCTCTCGTACCCGCTCATCCTTACCGTAAGCTGCGGCTCGAACACGCTAAACCCGCTACTTGAAATGGCGCTGTTGCAGCGTGTAACGCAACACGTTGCGAGCCGCGGCGACGATACGGTAACCCTGTCGAGTGACTACTGGGACCGCATCTCGGCCATGATGGGGAAGGGGATTGGGTAATGGCGCACGTCCCGTCCGGAATGCTGCGCTACGCCATGACGGTGCAGAATCGCAGCGTCACGACGGATTCCCTCGGCCAGGCGGCGGAAACGTGGTCGGATGTCGTGGTCATTGCTTGCCATGCCGAGCAGATGCAGACGAACGACGTGGTCGATGACGGCGGGCCCGCCATCCGCACCGACTGGCGCATCCTCGCCGCCTGGCATCCTGACGTCACGACCCGCAGCCGGCTGAAGTGGGTGGACCGCGGCACGACGCGCTATTTCAACCTTCGAGGCTGTTGGGACCGCGACGGCCGCCAGCGCCGCCTCGAGATCGAAGCCACCGAGGTGCTGCCATGATCCGCGGCCCATCCGCCGGGGCCCGCCTCGGCACCAAGGTGAAGGTCACGGTCAACAAGGTCGAGGCCGCCAGGCTGCTCGAGCGCCTTCCTGCCCGCGTCGCCGAGAACGTGCGCCGGCGGGCCATCCGAACGGCGACGAAGCCATACGTCAAGACCCTTGCGACGGTGTGGCGTACGGCCAACTACGACGGAACCGGCATCCACCGTCGCGCCATCGCTTCGGCCGTCAAGCTCGACGGTCCGAAGCGCATGGGCGCGGGGCCCGGTGCGCGACTCATGTTCGAGATCGGCGTCGATTACGCGGCCAAACGGGCCCGCCATCGGCAGAAGATCTGGCATTTGCTCGAGGGCGGTTTCCGGCACAAAGCCAGCGGCAAGCGCGTTCCGGGCTCGTACCGCTCGCTCCGGTGGGCCCGTCGATCGGCGCAGGCCATGTTTGAGGCGGTCGCCGATCAGATTATTATCGAAGCTCGAAAGGCGCTGTCATGAGCTACTACGACGCGCTCACGTCGTTCGTGGACTACGCCAGCGCCGCTTGCGCATCGGCAACTTCTGTCCCGCCGCTCAATGCGTCCATGCGTGTTGCAGGAACGCCGACGCCTGTCGCCGTCTATGACTGCACTTGCACGCCCGTGCAGCACCATCCAGGCACGTTCTCGGGGCATTGGGCGGTCGAAGCCACCATCACGGTCATCGGCGACAATCTGCTCGAGATCGCAACTATCGCCGATTTCATCGGCGCGTATTTCAGCGCGAACCCCAATTTCACGCCGACCACGCCGTCGAGCTCATGCCGCATCGGCGTCGAAACGATCAGCTTTGCAACCGGTGCCGAGTCGCCCGACGATGGGCAGCAGGACGCCGAAAGAACCATCACCATCTCGCTCACCATGCAAGTGAGGGAAGGCTAAACCATGCCAACGATCATCGGATTTGGCGGATCTGGAACGCTCAATTTCAACGGCGGAGGCGCGACGACGTTTCCTGTGCGGAACGTGTCCGTGTCGTTTGAGCGCGCATCGCTCGACGTCACAACCATTACAGACTTCCGAGAGAAGCGGGCACCGGGCCGCATTCGCAGGACGGCGACGTTTGAGATGCTCGCCCAAGACGGCTCGACCGACAACAGCCTTCGGACGCACTTGTACCCGACCTCGCTCTCCGACGCGGTCAACCGCAGCGTCGTGTTGATCTACCAAGATCAGGGGTTGGTCAGCTACACGATCACGGGTCACATTACGAGTGCGTCGCGCACCGATGATGGAACGGGCCCTGGCATTTGGTCCCTGTCCCTGGACGAAGCCTGATGCCGCGGGACCTGACCCATCTCTTCGCCAAGACGCGGCGAGTGGAGCACCCCGAGCTCGGCGTCGTGATGGTCCGCGAGGCCACCATGGAGGACTACCTCCGGGCAGGCGCGGATCGGTGGTGGTTCGCGTCGAACCTCCAATGCGAAGACGGATCGGCGTTCGTGGCTGACGCTACCGACCTCGGCCGGTTGCGGGCGGAACTGTCCGACTGGCTGCTTTCGGAGGTCACGAAGAAGCGCCCTACTCCGCCGCCGAACGGCGGCGCTGGCGCAACGGAGACGAGGCCACCCGAATGACGATGCCGGGCAACATCGCCGCGACTGAGTTCACCACGCTCGAGCGTTGCGAGTGGCTGCTTTCCTGCATTGCCTGCACCGTGACGCGCAAGCCTGCCCACGAACTGCTCCCATGGGTCCGAAGCGGCATCCAGGAGCTCGGGAGGTCGCTCAATGGCTAAAGAGATGAAAGCCGTCATCCGGGCCGAGGTGGACCCGTCGGGCGTCGTGCGCGGCGTCAACGACGTTAATCGCCAGCTCGGCAAGATCAACAAGGCGACCGCAGCCACGGCCATCGCGACCGGAATCCAAGGGGTTTCCTCGGCGCTCGCCATGATGCGGAACGTGCTTGAGCAGATCGACCGACGAAACCTTGAAATACAGGAAATTGCGTCCCGGTTCTCGCCGCAGGCTCGGGCCGCGCAGATGCAGACCGAGCTTGCGAAAATGCGCCAAAGCATGGCGCTCGGTCCTGTGATGGCGTCGGAAATGCAGGCCGTTGAACAGGTCAAGCAGCGGGCGATCTCGTCGGAAACGCAGCGGCTCATGGCTGCGCCAGCCGGCTCGCAGGCCGCAGCCGAGGACTTCAAGAGCTTCTTCACCGAGATGGCCGACCGGCTGCGCGAGTATCCTGGCCGAGTCTTGGGAGGCGGGCCGATTGCGAACCCTGTGGCTAATCCGATCCGGCGGTTCTTCAACCCGCTCGGGGATGACTTCTTGAGCGGGCAAGGCCTCGCCGGCGGCATGGGATCGGCGAGAGGCATGTCGTACGCCGAGAAGACGGCCCGCGGCATCGAGAAGATGGCGAGGGAGAACTAATGGGCACGTTCACCGTCGAAGAGTTCAAGGAAAGCCGCAGCTACCAGCTGGAGGCGTTCCCGAACGAGTGTTCCCTGACGGCCGTCTATACGGTCACTTGGTCGCCTTCGAGCGCGTTGGATCCATACCCTGGCAACGTCGCCATGCTGGCGGCTGTAGCCAAGCCAAGGCAGCGGCCGAATTCATTCATCCATGAAAGTGACGGCTACCACAAGACGCTGGTTAGCCGCGAGGTCACCGTCACGCCGCTCATGGAGCGGACGTACGCCTGGCGTGTGACCATTCGCTATTCGACCCGCGGCCCATTGCAGGACGGGGCCGGCCAGTTCTGCATCGTGACCCGCTCGACGAGCATCCGCCAGGCGGCGCTCTACAGGTCGGGCGCGACGCTTCCGTCGAACGGAACGCCGTCGGGCTACACCGACATCGGCGGCACGGCCGTCGACCTCAACGGCAACCCTCGCGAATACGAGGTCCCGCAGACCCTTGTCTCGGTCGAAGTGTGGTGGGATCGCACCCTCCCGAGCGGGACGCCGTCGGCCGAGCCCGCCTACTCGACGTACAGCAGCACCGTCGGCAAGCGGAACAACGCCACGTTCATCGGCTACCCGCAGGGCTCGCTCCTGTACCGCGGCTTCCAAGCTGCGCCGATCGACAACTACTACCGCATCACCCATACCTTCCTGCACGACGAGTGGTACCACCTCGAGCAGATCCCGGCACCGAACCCAACCGGGCAGCCGGTGCTGGTGCCTGGCGCGACTTACGGCTCCTTCCAAGTGCTCCAGGCCGACGAGATCTTCTGGTACCAGAAGTACACCTCGACGGCAGCGTTCAGCTCGCTCGTCACCGCCGCGCAGCTGGCGGAACTGACCGCACCCGTACCGACCGCGATTCCCTGATGGCCTACCAAGTGCCCATCTTCACGAAGGGGCTCTACGCGGGCGCGAATCGGCACGTCATGCAGGGCATGGCCGACGCCTCGAGGACGGTATCGGCGTCGCAGCAGGGGCTCGCCAGGGCCCGGCAGCTGGTGGTCGGCGGCAACGTCGCCAAGCTCGGGCTGTGCAGTCTGTCGCAGGCCACGCTCATCACGGCAAACCGATGGAAATACCGGGTCGAGGCGTTCTACCCGCCATCGCTTGCCGGCGGCGGAATTGCCGCGCCGAACTGCTCGAGCTTCGACTACCTCGAGGTCCTGAATCTGCGGGAGTATTTCAACACGGCGACCGTTGTGGACGGCATGGACATCACGACCCCGGCGAGCACCATCGGGCCCGTCGGCAGCGTGTGGAACGGTTCTGCGTGGCCTACGACCTCGCTCGCGGCCGTGGTGAATGTCTACGTCGTGTACGCGCTGGACGGCACCGCGTGGCCGTATTTCGACCGTCCGAATCCGGTCCGATGCACCGAAGAGGAAGGTGAGTAATGCCGAACGTCACGATCCAAACTCCCATCGTCAACCTGGTCATATGGCCGGGCGAACTGCACTTCCTGACGGTGTACGTCCGCAACGCCGACACGGGCGCGGTATTCAACTGCACCGGCTACACGCTCAAGGGCAAGTGGACGATCGGCACGGCGACGGGCACGATCAACGGCACCTTCGCGAACCCAGCAAACGGCCATGGCACGATCACGACGTCGAGCGCCACCACGGCCACCTGGCCGAACAACGCCTGGGGCACGTTCACCGTGTTCCTCGATGACAACGCGAGCAGCGAGAATCTCAACGTAACCGAATTCACCTTCCGGACCGCAGGAGTGGACATCCCATGATCCCATCAATGTTCCGAAAGGCCATGGTCGGAGACGGCTCCACGCTCACGCTGGACTTCACCACGGGCGTTCTTGACTCGCGCCTGACGTTCACGCGGGCGAGCACCACGGCGACATACATCAATTCGAGCGGCTACGTCACGACGGCAGGTACGAATGTCGCCCGCTTCGACCACGACCCGACCACGCTGGCACCGCGAGGGCTGCTGGTGGAGGCGCAGGCGACCAATCTGCTCAATTGGAGCGCGTCTTTCGCGACGAGTGGCGGCACAAACAACAACTGGGCGGATACGAACATCACGCGCTCGACTCTCGGGTTTGATCCGACTGGTGTCACGACAGCAATTACGTTTTCGGCATCCGCAGGAAATGCGACCGTCATCAGCAGCGCGGCCATTGGGACATCGGCAGCTCGGACGTTCAGCGTGTGGCTGCGCCGCGTGACGGGCACCGGAAACATTCAGTACACGCAGAACAACGGCACGAACTGGACCACACAAGCCATCACGGCGACATGGACTCGCTACACGTTCACGCATACGGTCGATCATCGCGTCGGCATTCGCATCGTGACGAGCGGCGACGCCATCGAAATGTGGGGCGCACAACTGGAAACGGGCTCCGGTGCCTCCTCCTACATCCCCACCGGCGCGAGTCAGGCGACGAGGAATGCGGACTACTGCGTGCTTCCGACGAGTTCGTTCATTACGGGAAACCCGTACCCGAACACGTTGTTTGTCGATTGCATTCCAGCAACAGCAAACACCGGATTCCCAAATCTTGTGCGCTTGTTTGATAGAACTGCCGGAGGCACGTTCGGATACGGCAACGAACTTTACTACTACACCGCAGCAACGATGTCGGTGAATCGCAAGGTTTCCGCGTCTACAAATTCCGATAGGACGATGGTGACTGGTCTTGCGTACAACACGCGGCATAAGTTTGCGACCGCGATTGACTCGACATCGTTTATCGGTTCGCGTGACGGCGTGACCGACAGCGGCGCGACCACGGCTCCAGCCGCGTTGTCTTCCGTGAGTACGCATCTTGGCATCGGCTGCAATGGAGATTCTTCGCCAGCAAACGTAATGAACGGATGGATGCGTCAACTCAAGTTCTGGCCCACGGCTCTCCCGCAGGCAACCCTCAACTCCATCACAACCCTATGACCGACTACATGCTCCGCACCGACACCGAGGCGCAGATGGACGACGCGCTCGAAGCCGCAGGAATTCTTGCCGATCAGGACATCGGCGACGGCGAGATGGTTCTGATCCCCGTCGCGGGCTGCTACATCGACCGCATCGGGCCGATCCCGCCGCAGCTCGATCCCGAGGGCGAGGTGATCCGCGACGGCGACAGCCGGTACCACCTGAACCTCCGGGTGACCATCGACCTCACGGCCGCCCAAGTCGCGCTGCTCCCGACGTTCACCCCGACGCCTGGCGTCCCCTATCGGGTGTGGGCGTGAAAGCCGCCGCCGTCATCCTCCCGCTCACCGGCTGCGCGTCGGCCACGGCGATCATCGCGCAGGAGACGAACACCGTGCGCGGCCGCGCCGGCAGCGCCAAGCGGCACCTCGACGCCGCCCAGGCAGACCTCGAGGCCATCGAGGTCGCTGCGGCCGAGGTGCACCAGCAGGTGGCCTACGTCTCGGATGACGAGCACCCCGTCTACCAGACGCTTCAGTACCTCTCCATCGCCGTCATTGCTGCGGCCATCTTCGGCGCGATCTACTACATCAGAGGTCGGAAATGACGCTCCCCACATACGCATACACGCTCTGGCTCCTCGGGCTCCTGGTCATCACGTTCGCCGCAGGCTGCTCGGTCGGCCTCGGCTTTGCAGCTCGCCGCGCACCTCGAAAGGCTTCCCATGCTCGCAAGCGTTGAATCGTTCCTCGGCTCCCTGTGGTTCGGGCTTCTCCTCGGCGTGACCGGGCTGGTCGCCGGGTTCATCTACTGCCGTCGG